GGGAGGAGTTGGTCTTGATAAACACATATATTATTTCTCCAGTATATTGTTTGATTGTTCAGCGTGTTTTTGATGTAAAAATCTAATAACGCTTCTTTGTCCAATGCGATAATGAATTTCTTTAAGTTCCATATTTATTTCCGGAGTTTTTTCTGGAAATAGTACGTCTAAAGCATCCAATAATTCTTTTGTAATTACTGGCAATTTTACTTGATTTTTGTTCATGTATCTAAAGTGTCCTGTTGTTAACTAGCTGTAATCTCTTTCAAGTATAATATTTAGGTAATGTATGGCTTTTAGTATGTCCTGTTTTTTTCCTTTATGTTTATGTCGGCATACATATTTAACCACACACCCTTCTGCAAAAAGTAAGTGATTATCATTTATAAATTTTGAAGGCTGTATAGCCATAGTTTTATAATGAGAACCACCAACTTGTTGTTTAAAAACTTTAGACACTAGGAGGTAACCATAAAATTGGTTTTTGTTTTTGACTATCCCAATCTGTTGCTCTTAATATTCTTGCTAATCTTGCTTGTGTAAGCGCATACTTTTCATCAAGTTCAGCTCGTTTATATTCAGCTATTACTGCCTTCCACATTTCAGGAAGTTTTTTATTTATATTAGCTAATACTCTTTGTGCCTTAACTGCTCCTACATTAGGACAACCACCAAAATTATCTGTCAAATCTCCAACTAATGTTTGATACATAAAATTATAATCTGCTGTTTGTTCATCAACTATTTCTGTACTGTCATCATGTATAAAATGATGAATAGCTGGTATAGTTCTCATATCTTTGTCGGAAGATAGAATAATACAATTATCTTTGTATTCTTTTGATGTAGCTAAAATACCTAAAACATCATCTCCTTCTAAAGATTTATAACAAATAGTTTTATAATTTTTTGTAATGTATTCCTTAAGAGGTTTTACAACTATTGGCTTTCTAACTTTTTTTCTATGAGATTTATATTCTGGAAATATTGATTTTCTAAAATTATCTTTATCATCCATAGCAATAATAACTTCATTACAATTTAATATCTTAGTGTAATGACCTATTGCATTATCAAGTAATTGTTTACCAAGTTTTAAATCTGAATGAAGTGTCCATATATCATCTTCCCATTGTATTGGTTCTTCAATTCCACTTGCTATTCTATAAACAAATACAGAACCATCTACTAATAACTTTCTTTTCTTACTTCTTATTTTTCTTACCATTTATACCACCTTTATTTTTATTAGTTTGATTATGTTGTACGTTGGTATCGTTGTTGAATTTGCACAATCAGTTATAGCTTTATTATTTTCGTCAAAGCTAATGTCTGCAACAAAACGATAACAATTATTTTTTTTTGAGACTAACCATCCTGCTGTTATGCAGATTGATGGTTTAGAATTTTTGATATTATCTAAACTTTCCCAAGATGAATTACTGTTTGTATCAATCCAATATGCTAAATAAAAATTATAAGGAAATATTTTTTTAGTTAATCTTGGGTAATTTGTTTTTTCTTTTAACATCTACTACTCTCCAAAGGTCAATGAAATCTGTCATAGGAATAAGTACACACTTGGAAGCTTTGTTATCTCCAAGCATCCTCAAAACTTGCTTTAACTGCTTTTCTTTCTTTTTTTTAAATATGAATTTTCTTACAATCTGTTTTAAAATTAAGGTCTCAACTATAAGAAAGCCTACAATTTCCTTGTTATATGTAAATGAATGACACCAATACTTGGCTTTAGTCGCTCTTATTCCAGATTTTTTTCCGTAACTCTCAAGTTCAATACAAATATTTCCAGACTTTCTCCAGAAATCTATTTCATGTTTACATTCAAATCGGTCAACGAGGCCTAATATTTTAGCAATAGATTTTTCATTAAGCTTGCCTTTACGCAAATCAAAATCAAAATCTTTGTTGTTGTTATACATTAAAAAAATTTCTATAAGTATTGTGTTGACTAGCCCTCGTGTTGGAATTGGTAGACAAAATGGACTTAAAATCCATGCCCGTAATTGGGAGTGCCGGTTCAAGTCCGGCCGAGGGCACCAATAGTTTGCTAGTGTGTCTGTGCCCAGTTCTGTCCGATTTTATATTGAGCGTCTAATGGACATCTTAATTTAAAATATTCTCCAGCTTCTTTGATTGAAGCTATTGCTAATTTACCAACTTCATCAGCATAAGAAGATAAACATTGTAACTGTAACTCATCATGAATATGAGCAACCATAGAAACAATTTCTTTGTCATATTTTTTTTCCTTAAATTTATTATGTAAAATTACTGTTGCTTGCTTCATTAACAATCCTCCAGCAGATTGTATTAATGTATTAAGACTAGAGTGTTCACTACGAATATGTAGTTTACGTTTATCAAGTCCAAATAAAAATTTCTGATTATTAACTGTAGAAATAATATCGTCTCTTAAAAATTTTAATGCAGGAATATTTTTAAATAATTTTACTTTTATTTCTTTTCCGTCTTTATTAGTTCCACCAACAATCGCACCAAGTTTTTTATCTCCGATACCATACACCACGCCATATATAACCCTTTTTGCCAAATCACGATTGGATAGTCCGATAGCTCTTTGATTGGAGGTATGTATATCGCCTTCCAAAAGATTTTTCCCAAAGTCGCCACTATCGTAACGAGCCAAATAATGTGCAAGACAACGAAGCTCAAGACCACTAGCATCGCTCCCAATAAGAACGTAGCCAGTAGGAGCATAAAATAAACTACGGCATTCTTTGCCGTATGGTACAGATACCGAAGGCACTTGTGCAATATTAGGTCTTTGATGAGTGCAACGCCCAGTAATAGTTCCGTTAATAATAACTTGCCCATGTAATTTTCCGTTCTTCTCTAACTTAAGCCAAGCGTTATCTCCCTCGGCTAGTTGAGCTATTCGTTTTTGTATTAAAAAATGTTCTGATAATAATTTTGCCTCCGTATATGGAAGAGTATCTAAAACTGTTTCATCAACTTTAGGCTTTCCATCCGGAGTAAATTCTTGTGGCTTCCATCCTTTTTGAATTAATCTATCTGCTATATGGTCTCTTGAATTAGGATTGAATATAACTTCCTCAAATTTTTCTACTGGCTTACCTTTAATATAACCCTTAGATTTATTGTCTCTTTTAGGTACAAATATACCAATAGACTTGCTCCAATTTGGGAAGGCTAAAGCTAGTTTTTTCTCTAGCTCTAGCCTCCTAGACGCAAGTGAGGCGTATAGCTTCTTTGCAGAAGCCACATCAAAATAAAATCCATGCGCTTCTTGTTGAATTATGCACTTAGCAAATTCATGCTCAAGCTTTATAGCCTCTTGTGAATAGTTCTGTTTTACAATTAACTTGTATAGTTCATGTGTTACTTCAACATCTAACTCACAATACTTTTGCATTTCTTCAGACCATTTAGAAAAGTCTCCTGTTTTAATAAAGTCTCCTTTTCTTAAACCAAGTCTGTAACCCCAAGCTTCAAGACTGTGTCGTCCAGAAAACTGTAATGGAAGATTTTTTATTTTATAATCTTCTTCTTTTATATTAGTCCATATCAGCCTAGTAACTAATAAAGTATCTAATACTTCTCCATCATAATTAAAATTTGGATATAGTTTTTTTATTACAGCTAAATCAAAACTTAAAATATTATGACCAACTAATAAGTTAGAACCACTTAATATTTTGATTGCTTTATCTATTTCATCAAATTTAAAAGAATAGATTTTATTTGTTTCTATATCTTTAATTGCAATACAATGGATTTTAGTTACATCTGATAAGAACCCATTTGTTTCTATATCAAATATAAGTTTCATTATTGTAACACTACTACCTTTATGTTGTTAACATGGGGTAAATAATACCCAACCTTTTTTAGTATATCGTCCAGTATTCTTTTAGATGATGTTGTCATCACAAATAATATTGGAGATACAGAAGGATTTTTTAAAACTAAATGAAATGCGTGTAGTAATCTATTTAAAATAGAGAACACATAAATTTTTTCATTATCATCTAGCTGTTCAAATTTCTCATCAAATTCAAGATACTCATGTAAAAATGAATTAATGTGCTGTTGCAAATTCTTGTTCATTAAAACTTCCTTCACTTAATCTTCCTGAAATTTTGTCGTAGTTAAGTACACAAGCTAAACCTGTGTCTCCTGTATATCTATTCTTGAGAACCCTAACAGACATAACATCTTGTTTATTTAATGATTGTTGGTTCCTTTCAAAACCTACAACAATATCACTAAGTTGTGCCAAAGCATGTGAGCCTCGTAAATGACTTAGCGATGTTAATGCTCCCTCTTCATGACCTTTGTTGCCTTCTATTCTTTTTAAATGACAAACAACAATCAAACCAAACTTTAACTCTTCAACTAATGTTCTTAATTTAGTCATAAGGTAATCTATTAAACGTCTTTCATCTCCGTCTAATCCACTTACAACCATGTTAATATGGTCTAAAATTATAAACTCACAGTCTTTACCTTTAACTAAATATCTAATTTTCTGTAAGATATAATCACAATCACTACTACCAAACTTATCTTGAAAATAAGTTTTACCATCTATTATTTTTTTCCAAGAATTTTTTATGGTTTCATCATCAACAAGTTTAAATACATCTTCATCATAAACTCTTTTGTTTATGTCTATTCCAATCAAACCTAGAATAGTTCGTTCAGTATTTTCTTCTAATGCTATGTAGCCAACCTTCTTGTTTTCTTTAATTAAATGATAAGCAATCTCTCTACATACCTGTGATTTTCCAGTACCGCTTCCTGCTGTAAATAAAAGTATCTCGCCTTTTCTTATACCTTTAATCTTTTTATTAAGACCATTCCAAGGATATGGAATTGAAATAGGTTTATCTCTATTTAAAATTAAATCTAATGTATCTGAGCCGGATATAATTCCTTCTGGTAAATAAGATTTTGCATTAAAGATGTGTTGTATAATTTCAGTCTCTTTATTATTTAACAACATCTCATTAGCGTCTTTTAGTGGTAGCTTTGCAATTTTTGCTTTGTTATGTGAAAATAATTCTGCACATTCTACAGAAGCTTCTTGACCAGCTTGGTCATTATCAAACATGAAAATAATATTTTCAAATGTTTCTAAATAACCTAAAGATTTTTTTATATATTTTTTAGCTGACTTTGCACCACTAGGTACAGATACAACTGGCCATTTATTTTTTTGTATTTGAGATATAGATAAACAATCAATCTCTCCTTCAGTAATAACAATATACTTTTGTTTTTCTTTCCACTTGTTTTTACCGAACAAAGAAATTTTATTAGTATCTCCTAGCCATATAAATTCTTTATTAGGAAATCTTAAATGCTGTGCTACTAAATTAAAATTATCATCATAGTATGGAGCTATATGTACTGCTTGATTTTTATATGTTCCAACTTGATAATCAAAAAACCTACAAGTATCTAATGAGATACCACGCTTGTTTAAATTTTTAAATTCTCCTTCAATCATATTTAATCTTGGTTTATTCTTTGCTACTATTTCAAACTCTACTTCTGATGGAGCTTCTCTATAAGAACATCTAAAGCACCAAGCATGATTATCGGAGTACCTAGCTAGGTTATCTCCCTTGCTATCAAAACCTTTATCTCTACAATTTGGGCATGCTTCATGTCTGACAAATTCACTATGGCTTTGGTTCTGGTTCATCATTTGGTAATCGTATGCCTTCTATCCAATCACATTCAGTTACAGCCCAATCATCAACGTCAAAGCTTGGACATTTTTTATCGTGAGTAAAATGATAATGGCCTTTTATTTCAGCCTTTGGATATTCTTCGTGTAATCCGTATACTAATGCTTTAAGACTTTCCCATTGTTCTGGCTCAAAATTATCTTCCCATATTTTTATGTTATCTTGAGATACTCCACCAACCATACAGATACCAATACTGTCATGGTTTCTACCAAGTGTATGAGCACCAACACTATCGGTGGTTCTACCATCTTCAATAATTCCGTTTCGTTTTATAATAAAATGATAACCACAATTAAGAAAACCTCTCTCAATATGCCAACGATTAATCTCTTTAAAACCTATATCTTGTGATGGTCTTGTGGCACTACAATGTATGATTATGTAATTAGTTTCTTTTCGCATTTGTGATTGGTAAGCAACCAGTAGCAACAATCTTTTGACTTAAATAATATTGATAACTGTTACCGGTTTCTTTATTGATGTTTTGTTCGCAGGAGAGCGCAGGATTATTTTTAAAATAATAGACTTGTTGTTGTGTAACTATAAAAAAAAATATTTAGCTATACTTACTTGCTTATAAACAATGTAAATAAAACCAACAAATAAAGATAAAGCTATTACTGAAAGAATAATATTTTTAATCTTTACTTGTCTTTCTATTTTTTCATGAAGCTGTCTTTTAAAATTATCTAAAATATATTTACTATCCATTTTGTTTACTCACTATTTCTTTTACCCATTCATCTGGTAAAAATTTTTTTGTTGATTGTATACAATGATACTTGAAGCCTTTGAGCTCGCACCATTTACCATAGGAAGTAGAACTTTTTTTTCCTATCTTTGTTTTTGAATTAGAAAATACAAATCGTATATCTAATTGTGGATGTTGTTCTTTAACTATTAAATGTTTCTTTCTATCCGAAGTTAAGAACTGTCCTTTAGTTTCTAAAATAATATATAGATTTTCTACAGGACAAATAAAATCTGGTGTGTACTTACTAGACTTAGCAGGCTTGAGGTAAGAGATTTTAATACTTTCATAATCAGCTTTTATTTTTTTCTGTTTAAGAAAATTATCAAACTCTTCCTCAAGCTTTGACTTAAATTTAGAAGTCGGCTTCGCTGGCCAATTCTTCTTCAATGTCATTGGTCTTTGTATTCTTGGATGAACTATTGCCGTCAACTTTATCAAACTTTGCATCGGCTTTACCGCCTTCAACAAGGTCTTTTACTTGAACAGCTTTTAGTCTTAACGTAACTCCAGCACCCAACGCAGGTGTGTAGTAAGTGTGAGGTATATAATTTATTCTTACTACGCTACCTCCCCAGATTGTAGTATCTGGATTGATAGGATTACACTCATTGTCGAAGAGTGCTGGACGTTGTTTAAAACTATCGCCAGTTTTTTGGTTCTTACCACTAGCTTTCATTTTAAATTTAAAAACAGTTTTTCCCTGTTCTGTTTTATAAGGAACGTGTGATGATTTTTTTATTCCTTTTTTATTTAATTTTTCTTCAGCCTCTTTGACTGCTTTATCCATAAAGGAATTGATTTGTGTAATCATTCCTTGTGCATCAGTTGTAGATATTTCTAAATCAACTTTAAATTCGCCTTCAGGCTTGTATCTAACATCAGCCTTAGACAACCATGGATATAAAGCTATCCCAAAAGGAGAAGTAAACGACTTACTTTTTTCCATTATAACTCCATTGTTTATTGTTGGTTAAGTTTCTAGTCATCTATAGTGTCCTCTTGTGTACGCTAGCTAATATATTTATGAACAAAAGTAATTGCTTTTTAAAAGTAAAGATAAGTCTAGGTTTCTTTTCTTTGGTAATGCCGGTATGTACTTATGTTTATCTTCTGCAATTTGTGGTTTAATTTCATTTAAGAAATCTTCCAATAAATTTTTGTTATTAAATATTTCAAAGAACGATTGTTTAACACAGTCATTCATTGTGTTCATGTCTGTTGCAAGAACTCCGTAGCTATCATGTATTGTTGCAAAGTTTTTTACTCCTTTTTTAGAAGCCTTACATACTGCTAATTGTAGTATTGCACCATCTAACGAATGAACAAAAGATGGAGATATTGAATTAGATACTTTATGAGCGTCAATCTTATTAGTCGGAACTTGCATAGTAGTTTTTTTAATATCACTCACATACTTATTTAATTTAGGTCTCCATATTTTTTCTCCCATATTTGTATTAACTCTTTTTGTTTTCATTACAGGACAAACCATTTGAACTATTGCTCCGTTAGGTGTTGTCCAAGTTATAGGAAGATTATTTTGAGCTACTAATTTTGATACTTGTTGTAACCAACTCATAGCTTCTTTTGCTGATACGATAACATTATCTAAAGCTTTCCAAACTATTCTTGATAAGTAAGCTGTTGCTATAAATAACTTTGGCTTACCTTCTCTTGGGTTTTTATCAGTTGAGAAAGGATTAGGTATACCATCGTCCTCATTTTCTTTTATGTATTCCTCAATATATTTTCTACAACTAAACTGTGTAAGACCATACACTACACACATTGTAACTTTTTTAGTTGTGTATCTATTAATACCATACTCAATCCACATTTGTTTTAATTGAGTATCCGGTTCTTCTTTTAATAATCTTAATACTTCTTCAGCTACTTCTTTGTAAACATCTTGAGGTTTATTTTCTGGTGTAAGATTTGTAGCTTTACCTCCTCTTTCATCTGCAAGTAATCCAGAAAATATTTGTAGTCCACTATTAGTACAGTCTGAATAACAAGGAAGATGTGTTACAAAATCTGCTGTGCGCCCAGCTTTTACAAAAGCTTCCCATTCAAAACAAAACGCAAGAAATTGAAAAGGCTCCGAACATGAACCCCAGAAACTATAATGGTTATGTGGGTCTTTAGCTGTATCTAATATTTGTTTTTCATATTTATCTACCCACTCTACTCTCTTCTCTAAAGTATCTTTATCTACTTCTCCATAACAGTTAGCACCATGTATAGCTAAACGTGCTAGTGCCTCATCAGTCTCTAATGGTTTACCTTCTGTAAATAATAATAATGCTTTTGGTAAATCTCCATTTTGATAATTAAAAAATTGTGGAACACAATACAGTCTAAACCTGTAATCATATTGACATGGAAATTGTATACTTGGAAAAGGCTGATAAGTTGAAGCTATCTCAAAAACTTTTGCAAATAAAATACGCTGACTATTTAGAGAAGCATTGTATTCACATATAGCTTTCTTACGTCTGCTCCAATCTATTCTTGCTTGTTTATTATCAGCTATATCGTGAGGCTTTGGTGGTACATCTAAATTATATTTAGCTGGTATCTTACCAACAGTTAAACCTTTATCCCAAATACTTTTAGCTACATCTAAAACTTTATTATTAATTTTAAATTGTGTGTCTTGTAATAAATTAATGCACTCATAGATTAATGGCATTTGATTTATTCTATTAGATATTTCTTCTAGGTAAGCTCTCGAAGCTTTCTTAACTAAATTATAGTGCATGTTTTAACTCCTGTGGTCTTAACTCTTTGATGTAATAACCACCGCTATATGGATTTACCCATCGCTTTGGTCTTATAATCATTGGTAATTTAAAAGGTTTTAATATCTCGCTATGAAACTTTTTATTCTCTATCCACTCTAATGTTTTAGCTGTTGCCTCAACATGCTTATACATCTTGTTACCTTTTACTTTGTTAATTAGTTGAACAAAGCCTGTGTATTTAACAAGAAATTCTAATAGTAATTTACCTAGTTTTATCTTGTCCTCTTTGTCAAAACCTTTGAACTCTAACTCATGTTTATTCATAGCATACATAAACACTTTACGTTTATGTCTGTAATT